AATTTATATGGATTGGAGCTGGTAATGGCGTGGGATATTATAGGCGATATTAACCATATCAATTATAAGGTTGAACCTTATATGAACACTATTATGGCTACTATAATGGGTGGTCCGTCAGCAGGAGCCGCAACAGCTTCTTATTATAAATCAAAAGATGATAAAAAAGCGGCTGAAAAAGAACGAAAAAACCATTTTGTTAATTTGCGCAATAGCGCAACTCGAGCGGGTTATAACCCCTTAACGGCACTTTATGCCACCGGTGGCGGTGGATACGGTCAGTATGTACCGTTAATTAGCCGGAACCCTCGGGGTGACGCGTTGGTAGCATTTAGCAACGCGTACAATGCGAGCGCGGCACGGCGTGATCAAAAGGCGCATGACATAGATATGAGCGAAAGAGGTTATGCAAACGATAAGAGTTTGCAGCGTATGCGCGAAAAAGCGGCAATTAAATTGACGCGTTTACAACAAGAGGCTTTGGAGCCTGAAACCAAAGTTTATTTGTTTAATAAAGACGGATCACCGCAATTAAACCCATATGGGCAACATATGTATGTGGATGATAAAGCTGCGGAAGTATTTCCTGCATATCAGGGATATATGACAGGAGACGGAAAGCAGTTTTCAGCACCACACGAACAGTTGTTAGATATGGGTTTTGGTGGTTTTGCTTCTGCAACGGGTGTTATAGCAGCCGGTCCAATGATTGAAAGGTCAGATAAAGCGCCAACGGCGTTTAGATATCCAAGATTATTTCAATCATCTGATGGAAATTGGACCAGAGGTGAGCCGATAGGCTGGCCCGCGACTGGTCAGTTTTTCACACAGCCAAAAATTCAAAGATGAAATGCAAGCGATGCGCGCAGATTAGACGCACGATTAAACGAATAATTAGGAGACGAAAGAAATGAGGAATACGGAAATTATACCGAATTCACCGGTACCGTTTAAGCGTACTAACCGGCCTGCCCGTGGTTTAACTATGACCCACGGGGATGCGGGAAAAGTTTTGCCTGTAAGAATGGAACCAATTGAGCGCGAAGCATCAGCAAGCGGTCGGGTTGGTTTGTCGTTGCAAATGGCAGAAACTCCAGAGCCAATAGCGAATGCGGTTCACGCAAAATCGTGTACGTATTTTGTGCCATTTTTGGCGTTTGGGCAATTTGATGGAAGTCTAGAGCGGTTGAACCGATCATATGCTGGTGAAAACGATATCGGCGAGACTTCGCCTTTAGCGTTTTTTCAGACTAATAAATATTATAATGGTTCAACTGAGGTTACTCTGAGTGATTTTGCTGCACAAGATACAGCTGGTGCTAACGGTGTTTCTACGTTTTACAAAACGTTAGGAATACATACTCAAGCTGCAACGGTTAATTCGACTTATGTGCAAGCTTACAACGCTGTTATAAATCACCGTCGCAAAGCGCGTTCGCCAGCGTTTGCAGATGAAAATAAAATTCGTAATGAATTTGATCATAATTTAGCAGAATGTTTTTGGCCTAACAGTGGCAATAGTCATATTGTTGCGGATTATGATGAAAAGTTAATTTCGGGCGAAATTAATCTTGCTGGATTAACTTTTCAAGCGCCAATTACCAGTAGTCGTTGGAGTTATGGAACTACAGGTTACACTCCGTCGACGGCAAACCCTTCGAACGGTTATACGTATGGAGTGGCTGCCGATGGGTCTCAAATGACGGAGGATGGTGCGCGCGTTATTTGGGAGGATGTTTTTGCTGAATTAACAAATGGTGGGTCAGCTACTATGAATTTGGCAGATATTGAACTTGCAAAGAATTTAGCAAGTTTTGCCAAACTTCGGTCAGCTTATTCTGGTCGCAGCGACGAATGGATTATCGACATGCTTATGCAAGGCATATCTATGCCGTTGGAGATGTTAAAAGATCCATTATTAGTTGGTCAGGCAAGCGGTGTGTTTAATATGGCGCAGCGATTTGCAAGCGATGCAGGCAATTTAGACGACAGTGTTACGCGCGGAATTTGCAACTTAAATTATCGCGTTAATATGCCCAGAACGTCAGTTGGTGGCATATTGGTAACGACTGTTGAAATTGCACCAGAACAGATTTGGGAACGTAAGAAAGATTATTTCTTGTATACAACATCTGCAGACCAGCTGCCGAATGCATTGAAAGACAACCTTTCAATTTTAGGTGGTCAACACGCGGTTCAAGTTAAAAAAGATCATTTGGATGTAAACCATAGCACGCCAGATGCGGTGCTGGGGTTTGCGCCGCTTAATCATGAATGGCGCCGAGATCAGATTAATCTCGGAGGTCGTCTCTATAGGCCAGCAAATGACGCATATTCGCAGGATAGAGCTCGAGTGTGGTCTAACGAGGTTACCGATCCAAGCCTGAGTACGGACGCGTATTTGTGCACAAATTTGCATAAAAAAGTCTTTAGCGATCAAACATCAGAAGCGTTTGAAATTACTGCTATGCAGGATTTGAGCGTTAATACAAACATTCAGTTTGGTGATGCGTTGATCGAAACAGATGCAACTAGCGATTACGAGAGCATTGAGGATCTTGTTAACGGCTAGTGCTAACGCGGAGGGGGCAACCTCCCTGCCCTCTCCGCACAAATGCGAAAGGAAAATGAAATGAAGCATTGGAAATTGGGAAGCGTCTCCGGATGGTCAACATACGGAGAAGGTGAATTAAAACAATTCACTAAAGGACAGATCAAATTTAAAGTAATGGGCAATTGCACATTTGAAGTTTGGGACCAAACAAGCGGATTGATGGTTGCTAAAGGAATCGACGACATTATTGACGTTGAGTTTATTAGCCCAACAGACGCAGAGGTTTTGATTAAGTTTGACAAAAAAGGCGTTATTCAAACGAATATACGCGATACAGATCAAACGGTTGAAAAAGTATACGCAGATGAAAATTTTGTAAATTTGAATCCACGCGTAGCGCAAAATCCTGATTTTGTAAGAATGGAAAATATCCTAAAACTCCAGAAGCAACAATTTGACGCAGAATTAGCGGCAGAAAAGGCGCGTACAGCAGCGGTAGAAGCTGCGGCGGCACCAGTAGTGGAAGCAGTGGAAGAGGCACAAGCGGATGACACAGGAGACGTGGAAACCGCTGATTAAGTTTTTAAATTGGGTCAAGTCAGTAGACTTGGCCCAAGACTGGGCAAAGACGGTGCGTAAGGTACCGACTTGGAGAATAGATGGTTCTAGCCATTATTTAGATTTAGCTCAGGAAAAACATACAGAAGCAGCGGAAACACTGATCGAGCAAAAACAAGACCGACGCGAAAATTTTATTAAACAAACTGAGGTTGAATACAGAGGTGTTCATCCGCAGATAGTAGAATTTTGGAAAGCGTTTAGGGATGAGTGCGCAAAACGCAATATTAGCGTTAGAGCATTTGAATTTGTGCGATCAGAAAAACGACAGAATGAGTTAAAAGCGCAAGGGCGTTCGAACGCTCCAGCGGGTAAGTCACCGCACCAATATGGGTGTGCGGTTGATATTATTAGTTCTAAGCATGCTTGGAACCTTACAAAAAAAGAATGGGACATTTTAATTGCTATTGGCAACGAAGTAGCCAGAAAGCGTAAAATTAAGATGAAAAACGGTGCTACCTTTTCTGGGTTGTATGACCCAGCCCATTGGGAGTTAAAAAATTGGGAAAGATGGGAAATTAAGCATTGGGGTCAATGCGCTATTGCTGAAGATTATTGTGCAGAAAACAAAATTCAGCTGCCATCTGATAGAAATCAAAAGTTTTTAAAGTTGGAATATATCTATGAAACAATCAAGCGGGACGATTGATAAGCATTCTAAATCTCCGGAGACGTCAAGGATCGGAGGAGATTTAGAATGCGGACATACACATAACTTGATCGTGTATGCAAAAGGTGACTCCCAAACGACGGGGCAAATAGTAAAATGTGCTTAGAGCCAACAATTTTACCAAATGGTTCCGAAGTTGGGTGTCGCCTTTGCTGGCAATGCGAGCTTGAAAAAGTAAACGACTTTTGTGGGCGAGGCATTGCCGAAATGAAATACGCCAAAAAAACTTTGGCGGTAACACTAACGTATGCGGACACCGCAGGAGCGAACGCGGTAACGTTAGTATATGCGGACGTGCAACAATTTCTGAAGAATTTGCGAAAGAAATATTACGTGCGCTTTATGGTTGCGGGTGAATATGGTTCTGCAAAGAATAGAGCACATTGGCACATTGTGTTATTTTTTCAGGGGCCATCAAAGCAAGCCATAAGAAAATATAAAAATAAGGCTTGGATTAGTCCAAAGATTATTTATAGGGAAAATAAAAAGAAACCATTAACGAAAGAGCAAAAGCGAGAGTTGGATGGTGGCGCTTTATTGGAAGAAGAAAACGTGGCTTGGAGTCATTGGACCCATGGTCACGTATTTGTTCAAGAACCAGACTGGCACGGAATACGATATTTATTGAAATATATTGTTAAGGATCAGTCGCAAAGAGTAAATCAGACGGTTATTCGATCATCGAATAGGCCTGGACTGGGCGCAGCATATTTTGACGATTTAATTGACGAATATGTAGCTGCGGGAATAGAACCGAAAAACTGGAAATACAGTTTTCGGGATATAAAAGACCGTAATGGAAAAATACGGAAATTTACGATACAGGGCCGCAGCCGTGATAACTTCGCAAGCGAATTATGTCGGCGGTGGCAAGATCGATGGGGAGCGCCTATACGGTGTGAGCTTATCGATAAACATTTTGAAAACGTAATTGATGAGGAAGACAAAGAAATTTGGTCGCCACATCTTGGAATACCGTGGCATCTGAATCCAGAGGACGAACGGTTTACTAAAGACGATTTTCAAAAATATATTGAGCCATGGGTTGACGATTATGAGCAACCAGAATGGATTCAAGAGCCTGTGTTTGAAATAGATTATTACGGTTTACCCGTTACAATATTTCAACGCGGAAAATATAAAAAGGCGTGGACGGAGCTAGGCGAATGGCACGACGTAAGTCAAGAAGCAATAAACGTAATGTTGCATCAAGGAAAAATATTACGAAAAACACCATACGAAGAAATAATGTTAGAGCGATGGGAACGCTTGGACAATCGCGTAGGGTCACAAAAACAGGGGCACGCAGAACAACCGTTCTGACGCCCTACCCTCAGGTAGGTTTAGCCCCGGCTGTAGCACCAGACGGACGTCAACAAAAACAACCATCTCCGAATCGGGATTCAGACAAAAAACGTCTGCGGTTGAGGTGCAAAGATAGACCCAAGGTAAACATTAAAAAGGCCGGTGGAAGCGGCAAGGCATATGTGCCGTGGTGTTCTTAGCTTCTAAGCAGAAACAGATTCCGGAGGAATCGGAACACGTTTCAGGTACAGAAACAAAAATATTTTCGAAAAATAAAGTCTCAGTGCTTGACAAGGCACAAAACGAGACGTTAACAGTAACACAGGCAGAACATAAAAAGTAAGGGACTGAAAACATTTAACAACAACATAATATGTATTATGCGAACAAGGTCGTTAAAGTTTTCTTTTAATACTATATGATTAAAATTTTAGCGAGTGAATTCCTGAAACCATTAATTCGAAGAGCCGGCACAATGATAGGCGGATCTTTAATAGGTGTAGGAATCGCATCGGAGCAAGCAGTTCAATTGGAAACTGCCGCAATGACGATTTTATGCGTTCTTGCCGATTTAATATTGTCCAATTTAGAGCGGAGAGCAAGAGATGAGTAAAACATTCGTCAATATACTGCATGGCGCGGTCATGGGCGCAATTATAAGCGTAGCGCTTTACGGCCCAATTTATATGGATTGGAGCTGGTAATGGCGTGGGATATTATAGGCGATATTAACCATATCAATTATAAGGTTGAACCTTATATGAACACTATTATGGCTACTATAATGGGTGGTCCGTCAGCAGGATC